ATAACATTGATTACTGATCCGATTGGGAAAGCAACACTGGCGTTAGTTGGGATTTGGAAATCATTAGCACCAGCAACAGACATAGTGACGAGTTTGTTGCGATTATCTGTTAAAACTACTGTATAAGTCGCTGTCTTCGCATTTAAGGTCAATTGACCTACTGCTGCATCAAAGCCATTCCCGACTGTGCGAATAGCAGCAGCCCCATCTTTGACCAAATCTGTATCATCAGGAAGGTCAATACCAAAAATCGTTGTCGTTGCCATAGTTCTCCTTTAGCCTACTATTGTAGCGTTAGCCCAGTCCAAGGTTGGACTTAGGGTATTCCAAAATTCTGTGTCTGGGACTGAATTCCATCTAAAAGCCTGAAGCGAGAATTGAAGGGCTGATAGGTTCATAGTTAAATCCAAACGATTTAAGCCTGCTTGCCAAGTCCAACCCTCTACGAAGCCAAGAAATTCACCATTGACCATATTGCTTGGCAAGTTGCTAATATTTAAGGCCATACCCATAAAGACATTTAATAGGTTATCGCGGTCAGAATTGTCTATTTCAGAGCTGGCCAATGGAAAAGTTATCTGTTGCAAAGAAAATTCGGGATTGGCTCGCAAAACTAAATAGAAGGCTGCTTGGGCTTCCGCGTCAGCTTGATGCCTAAGAGTCGTAGATATTGTGTTGGCCAACTGACCATAAGCACTTATTGAGTCAGCATCCTCATCGCTTACTTTCGCGCTGCCAGTTCCATAACCAATAGTTATAGAGTTTCGTATATCCCCAGCGCGTTTAACTATTGAGAGAGCTGGGCCGATGGCGTGATTGCCGTCAAGATCAACATAGCCATTAGTCGTAAGGTATTGACTGCGGTGGGTTGAATCAGCGTAACCAATTCGGCCTTGGGCATCTTCATATAAATAACCTAATCCGCTGGTGGCATACCTAGAAGCTAAATTATAAACTGTGTCATTTAGGCCAGTCTCAGAGTGCAGCTCATAATCCCCGGGAGTATCAATCTCACCTAGTCCGCTATTTTCTGCATCCTGCCATTGAGTCGTTGCATCATAACCATTCCAAATCTCAGCAGCTGGCACTTCGTTCCATTGGTCAAATAGCACTGTGCTAAGTAATTCTTCAATTCGGTCACCATCAAATTGATGGGCAAAGTTACCTGTATAAACTGCCCTAGCAAGTCGCGCTAAAGCTCCTACTGCAACGATTCTAATCTGCTGGCTAGTTGCTGTTGATCCTGAAGTCTGAACTGTTATTCCCAAATCTGTAATAAACCCACCGAATAGATTTACATAATTCGCACTTGAATCTTGAACTTCAATAGTTACTGCATCATTGATCTCATAGGGAACTGATGCCTCGGCTGTTTCAATAAGAGTTAGATTGCAATATCCAGCAATCGGCTGAGAGTAAATATCGGTGCGACCTGAGGTAATAGTTAGGCCGCTTAGTGTTACGCTAGTGGCTGTTACGCCATTAACCTTGACTCGATAGACTGGATTCCATAAGGTCATTGTGCTACTAGGCCCCCAAGAATAGCGCCTCCACCCCCGTTGCGAGCATTGCTATTGTTAAGAGCTAAGACTACGGCCCGAGTAAATCCTTCTTCATCAATAGCGCTTGGGGCATTGACATTGATAACGATAGGTCGATCACCTTCTTCGCCTCTCCTAGCTGCTGCTACATCAAAGCCCGAAGATATGCCTCTACCAGTTGGATTTAGTCCAGAAGGGAAGTTAGGCATTACTCCTGTAATTAAACCAGGGATAGTTACTCCACCGCCAGTAACTCCACCACCAGTAACTCCACCACCAGTAACGCCACCGCCAGTAATTGGCGTTCCAGAAGTAAAGCCTGATGGGAGGCTAGATGTTGGAACTGTGTTGCTTCCTGTTGATAAAGCCGCATTAGCTTGATTATCAAATAATTTTGTAGCAGCAATAATTGCTGCAACTACTGCTGCACCTGTGGCTAAGCCAGCAAGTGGGTTCATAGCAAATCTTGAAGCAATGGCAGCCATTACTGCGCTATTTCGCAAAGCAGTATAAGCGCCAATCAGTAAGTTGATAAGGACAATAGTTGCTTGAACCCCAGCTGCTATTTTAGATGCTACGAAAACTGTTGCTAAAACTCCACCAACCACCATTAGCTCATCTTTGAGATCAATAACTGTGTTAATAAATCCTCTAACCTTTTTACCCCACTCTATGGCGGTTTTCTGGCTATCTGTTAAAGCTTCATCTAGGCTATCTTGACCAGTAAGGCCAGCTATAAATGCTTCTAGGGCTGGAATAAAGTTATCTAATATCCAAGCCGTCAATTCCTGAACTACTGGCAGCAATGCAGCGCCAATAGATTCCTTGGCTTCATCAAGAGCAATCTTGACGCGCTCTAATTGCTTGGCTGTTGTCTCTGATTCCTTCTCGGCAAAGTTTCCAAAAGTGCCAGTCAGCTGCTGGAAGATTGCGTCAAAGTCTTTGCTCTTTATAATATCTGCATCAAGGCCAAGGCCAAGCTTGCCAAGGGCGGTAGTGTTGCCATCATATGCTCTACCCAAAGCGTTAGATATTGTCTCTAATGGCTTGCCAGTTGCAGCACTTAAATCTAGTGCCAAATTTAGCAACTTCTGAGCTTCTTCTACATCTTGCGTTGATCTAACTAAGCGAGTAAAGGCAGGGCGCAACCCATCGTCTGCGACTCCTATAGCGATTGAAGTCTGTTTTATGTATTTCTCAACGCCCTCAATTTGTTTAGCAGTAGCGCCAGTCGTTGCAGTAATAGTCTCGGCTAATCGGCGTTGGGCGGTCTCATCTTCGGCAGCAGCTTTAACCGCGCTGACTGCAAATGCGCCGATAGCTGCTCCAGCGGCAGCAAAAGCAATAGCAGCCTTCTTGCCAAATTCAGCAGCTCTCTCGCCAATTGAATCAATATCTTTAGAGCCATTTGCTAATTTCTTTTGAAAGTCTGCTGTGTCTGCAAGAAGCTTGAGCGTTAATGCTCTGGAATCAGATGCCATTTATGCCCCACTTATCTAATATCTTGTTAAATGCTCTAGTCCATTGTGCCACAATATTCTTCTGCTCTTGGCGTAGAGTTGGATAAATAAACCATCCGCGAGAGCCGCGCCCTTGTCTGCCAGAGTAAGCAGGAAATTGATTAAATTTATTTGAACCAAATTCAAAGCCAGCCCAAAGCATTTGAGTATTAGCTCCACCGCTAAATCTTTGACTAGCAAAGCCGTATTTAATTTCGCCAGTAGTGCTGGTTTTAGATACTTTAGATCCGCTAACGATTCGATTAATGGCTTGCTGGCCTTGCGTTCTAGTTCTGGCTTTTGTAGCGATTGCAGTCTGAAGATAGGTGGCAAGAGCATTAGAGCTTTGGCGAGCCTCGGCTTTGGCTTCGTCACCTAGAACAGAAAAGGCTTTATAGACTTGGCGAAGCTCTGTCCTGTCAAATGCTGACACTTCTTCAGCCATTGCTATCCCTTTCCTTTATCAGCTCGACTGCCGTTGCTACATCGTCCCAGTCATCCCAATATTGCATTGGAATTCCAGTCTTAAGAGCAACTATTACTAATAGCCGCCTTACGCTGTCGGGCTGATGGCTTTTGGGTCATCGTTGCCTGTCTTTATGTCGGCAACTGTTTCCATCCATATCTCAAAGCTCTTTATCGGCTTACCAGCGCTTTCGCGTTTGTGAGCGTTATAGGCCAAGAACATCAAGTCCCAGATTCCTATATTTTCTTGAGCTTTGGTAATAGTGTGTCCAGTTGCCTTTTCCCACTTAGCCCACTCTGGCGGTTGAGCAATATAAGTTGCTGATTCGCCTGAGTTATATTCAATTGTAATTGATAGTTTCATAGCTCCCGATGCTCCGATCTCTCTTAACTAAAGGTCTCTGTTGGAGTTCCAATTACTGTCATCGTCCAAGTATCAGTTAGCGCTCCTGGTGCTGCGCCTCCTGCTGCTGGGAAGATTGGCAAAACTGTAAAGCTAAACGCTGCTCCAGTTATTGCTGTGAAAGCAACTGTTAATGCTGTGTTAGGTGCTGATTCAGCATCTGCCCACATTGCCTCGAATAGTGAGCTAGCAGCTCCCCAATCCTGTAGCAATTCAATTGTAAATGTCCATTGCTTATCAACGGACTTATAAGCGCGACCATCAAGGGTCTGATAGGTCTCGATAATTGTTTCGCAGCTTAAGACTGCGCTTGTTGCTTGGGCATCGTAGCTAGCGCTATCAAGTGTGAAGGTCACATCGCGCCCAGTTATTACTGTAGTTGGCATTTGGGTCTCCTATGCGGTTTGCTCGTAGCGGACGCTCAAGCGTATGTCTGCAACCAATAAATTGGTCGTTCCTACTGTTGTTACTGACGGTCTATCGACTGTCGATAACTCATACTTGGAAGCGTTGAGCGCTCCAAGAATACTGATGATCAATTGCTCCAAATTGTCTAATGATGCGGCGTTGCTGAAATACGCAACGCAAGCAGTGATTGTGTAATTTAATTTAACTCGAGTTGTTGTTTTACCTAAAACTTCAAGCTCCATATAAGGCGCATCTGGGACAACTACGATTGCTGGAACGATTGGCGCTTCCGGGACTGAGTCATAAATATTCGCGGTGCATCCAGCCAAGGCAGTCTTAATTGCGCCTCTAACATCTGTAGCAATTGATGATGCAGGCATTAGCCCACCATAGTTTCAACATCAAGATAAGGGCCAAGTAAGCCAGTTACCTTGGCAAGTAAATTCTTAGATAGGCGGTAAGGGGTTA